ACGATGTGACTGAGCTTCCGCGCGGCATCGACTACGAAAAACGGCCGGCCGTCGAGGATGCCCACGGCGGCGTCGATCGCGTCCCATTCCTCCGGGCCCGCGGTCCCGAACGCGATGCGGTTGTTCGGTACATTCGACGCGTTGGCCAGGAGGTTCTCGGCCACCTTGTGCCGCGTTTCTTCGACGGTGATCAGCCCGAACGGCACGCCGGCCCGGACGACGTTCCAGCCGATCTGCTTCACCAGCAGCGACTTACCCATTCCCGGCTTGGCGCCGACGATCGTCTTCCCGCCCTTACGCAGTCCGCCGACGACGTTGTCCAGGTCCCCGATTCCGGTCGGGATCCGCAGCACGTCCTCCTTCTCGCGCCGCGCCAGCACCTCGCGCGCGACGACGTCGATCCGGTGCACCTCGCTGGCGCGGCCGCCGGTCGACGCCCGGCTGGCCTTGGCCGCGAAGTCGGCGAGGAGCTGGCCGGCGTTGTCGTCGTTCGCCGGCGCGTAGGCGGCGCGCAAGGCGTCGTTCGACAGGGAGATGAGCTGCCGGAGCATCGACTTCTCCCGGACGATCCGGGCGTAGTGCACGGCGTGCGCCGACGACGGGACGCTGTGCAGTATCTGGCCCAGGTACGACGTGCCGCCGATCTCCTCGAGGAGTTGGCGGCGCCCGAGCTCCTCCCGCACCGTCAGCCCGTCGATCGCCCGGCCCTGCTCGAGCATCCGGGCAACCACGTCGAAAACGATCTGATGGTCGGCTTGGTAGAAACAATCCCGGTCGACGACGCCGCGGACCTGCGCGAACAGGCCCTTGTCGCCGTCTGCGAGCAGCAATGATCCGAGCAGCGCCATCTCCGCCTCGATGGAGTGCGGAGGCAGCCTGTCGAACTGCCGGGCGAGACTGGGGTCGATGCGCTGAGACACTACATCTCTCCGTTAACGACCGTGTGTCGGACAGAACCTGATGGACGCGGCGCCGGCTTTCCGTTGCCTTCGTTCCTGGGCGGGAATAGCCCGCGCCAGTTTTTCGAGATTGCGAATTCGATGTAACGAACAGAGGTCTCGGGGCCCCAACCCAGACATTCGCGAAGCTGCTTCTCGTCGGCGAGCGTCGTCGTCTTGATCTTTTTCTCCGCCAAATGCCGCTCCCATTCGTTCCACGCTGCGAGGAATCTGGGAGTGCACAGCGGCGGCGGAATCTCGATGCCTTTCGCTGTCTTCGGACCCAACCCCGATCCTCCCCCGCTGGGGGCCGGGGGGTCTTTTCCCGAAGGTGAAACTGAAGATGAAGATGAAAGAGGGACGTTACATCCCCGTTTCAATCGCGTTACAGGAGGGTCGTCCTGTGCGTTACCGCGGTGCTTTTGCACCCTATTTCTCACCGCAAGTCGCGCTTTGTATTCACGTTGCATCCGACGATTGATAAGCGTTACAACGCCGTTACTTTCTCGAATGGTCGCAGTGCCGGTGTCACGGAGCTCGTACGCGGCGGGGCACACGTCGGAGGCAGGGCATCGCAGGACGCGCGACAATTGGTCGGGCGTTCCTGTGAGGATTCCACTGCGGTCGGATTCGTGCATCGCGCAAATCGCGTCTATCCAGATGCCACGGGTTGACGGCGAGCATTTGGAAAGGTTCGGGTCCTTTAACCAATCGCCCGTGTAAAGCGGAATTGCGGGGAGCTTGTGGCCCATCGGTTGAACAGTTCGGATGCTCCGCCGCACGCGCGGCGGGGAAACCCTGGGGCGGCCTTCCCGGCACGCGCCCCAGGGCGGAGGGGAGAACGGATGCACCACTACGCGCCGGCCGGCGCCGCCTCCCGCGGCGAGATCTGGCCGGCGTTGTTGATCCTGGCTTCCTTCAGCGCGTCGAAGAGGCGACGCCGTTCAGCGGGCGTGATCGTCTCCTCCCTGCCCTTCTTGCCGATCGCCAGCACGTGCCCGCGGATGGCAGCGCGAGCGTTGGCCTTTGCCATGCCAGCGGACGTCCCGGCGTCCACCAGCACGAACTCGACCGCCTCCCAGTTCCGGGCCAGCGCCTCCGCGACGGTATCGACGGCGGGGGGCTCGGCTTCGGCGCCGGAGGTGTCGGGGTCCGGCAACTCTTCGGCCCGCGGGTCGGCGACTTCGCCCGTGGCGGTGTCGACCTGCTGGCGCTCCACCTGGGCGACGGCGTCGGCATCGGGAATGAACTCCTGACCCTCGCTCACCGGCTTGCTCGTCAGCCGGTTGAGGACCGCCGTCGTGCCGCGCTGGGCCACGATGGAATCGACGTGCTTCGTGCCCCGTGCCCCGGTCCCCTCCGCCTCCTCCGGGATGTAGTCGCTGCCGACCTCCTCCGGGAACGCCGCGCGGAGTGCCGCCGCCTCCGCGCACTTCTCCAGTTGCCCGCGCGGGCGGTTGTTCCACATTTCGTTGGGGTCGTCTTTGTCGCGGCGTGACGTCGCGTAGGTCTCGATCCAGTAGACGCGCGGACCGGCGAACGCGACGCGCTGGCCCTTCACCATCCGGTAAACGGTGACCTCCGCCCACTCCGGGAACGTGATCTCCGTCTGGCCCAGCTTCTTCGTCACGTCGGCCCCAAACACGGCGTGATCCCGGCCGGCATACTCGCCGGTGCGGAATGCCGTCGTTCGCAGCTCGCCGATCCCCGGCCAGATCGTGTCGACCAGGCCGCCCTTCTCCTTGCTCCAGATGGGCACGATGTGGACGTTCCGCTTGAACGGGTCGAGCTTCCGCGCCCGGCAGTAGCTCAACGCCAGGATCACGCTCTCCGTCGACTGCGCCAGGGGGAAGATGGCCTCGACGAGCGCCTTCCACGACGAGCGGTCGACGCCGAAGCGTTCCTCGATCGCGGGGTGGTAGGGCAGGCGCGGCGCGTTGATGGTCGGCAGGTATGACCCCTGCCTCTGGATCTGATTCCCGTTCCCGTTCTGCGCCGGCGCTTCGGCCGGCGGGTCTGCGAGTTGCGTCATCTCAGTCTCCCTTGTTGGTTGGTTTGTTCACTACGCCACAGCCTGAGAAACCAGCGGCGCGCAGAGTTCGAGGCACCGTCGGACCTTCACCAGATCGAATTGCTCGTCGTCGTCCGAGCGCACTCGCCGCTCCATGTCGATCCAGATGCGCGCGCCCGCCGACGCGGCATCGATCTTCGGCAGTTCGTCGGGCAGCGTGTCCGGGCCCAGCCCGCCGGCGTAGCCGTGGTAAATGAAGTCCCGGTCGGTGCTCATGTACTGGGGCCGTGGCCACTGCCGGGGCAGCACGCCCGCGCCACCGGAAGTGTCGAACAGGGGAACGGCGTCAATGGAATGATCGGAGTCATTCAGCGCGTAGAGGCTCTCCAGGTGTTTGTTCCCGTCCGCCCCGTCGATTTGAAAGATGTACTGGCGCGGCCCCATCGCCAGCAGCGCGTTGAAGAACGGTCGGGGGTTGCACGTCACTCGCTCGGCGTGGAAGTTGAGTTGAACGCGCTGGAACGCTTGTCGCTCGCCCAGTCGCGACGGCACAGAGATGTTCCCCATCAGCAGGTCGCGGACCCACTTGCCGCAGACGTGCAGCGACAACGCCGGCGCCGGGTACGCGCCGGACGGGCCGCACGCATCCAGCAACCGGTCGATCCAAACTTGCGACGGGAACCGCGGCGAGTGCTCGCCGAAACCAGTGTGCGAACTGGAGACGAGGATGCCCCACTCGACAAAGGGGAACTCCGCGGACAGGTCGAGTAGCGAGCGCGGACTAACGCTTTCGTCGGCGCCTGTGATGGTGACTCTATCGAGATTCATTTTGCTCCTTTGATCTTCAGACTCCGGTACGTGCACGCGTCTACCGTGTAGCCATTCCGCTTCGTTTCGAAATAAGTAACGAGCCCGCGCGAGAACTCCCCGCCTTCCGCGTCGGCCAGCGCCGCCAGCAACGCCTTCTCCGCCGCCTCTACGTCGTCGCACGCCTGTTTCTTCGCGGCGCGCGCGGCGATCAGCGCATCCACCAGCTCGTCGGCGACGGGGACAACGGATTTCGGCTCGCGGCGGATGCGCTTGAGTACGTCCAGGGATGGGCGGAAGTCGGGCGGCTTGGTAAGCGTGTCGATGTACTTGCGTTTGAATTCGCGAGCCTTCTCAGCGACCAGCTCGACCAGCTCGTCATCCCGCTGGACGATGTACATGCGGAATGTGAATTGGCCAAAGTGCGGCATCAGGACCGGCACGTACGCCTGTCGATAGTCTTCGCCGGCAACCGCGAATTGATGAGTACACTGAATGACCACGCGATCCGGAACCTCATCCGTGCCGGGGTCGCCATAGTCATCAGTCGCGGTGGTCGTCTTCGCTTCTACGATGAACGGATCGACTCCAGACGCGAGACCATCGTGAATGCCGTCGAAGTTGGCGCAGATGTAGTCGCGTGCGCGGAAGACGTTCCGCTTAAAAGGGTGCCCGATCTCTCTCCGCGCCCACTGTAAGATTGCGGGCTCGAGCAGCGTCCCCCGATCCGTAGCGGCAGTCCCTCGCGAGGGCTTGAGGCGGGCTGTCTTCTCGGTGTAGACGTCGCTGGCGGATTTGAACGGGTCCAGCCCGAACAGCGCGGCGCAGTCGGAGCTGCCGATAAAGTTGCGCCGCTGGACGCATTGCTTTGCAGAAATCAACTCACACCCCCGTTCCGCCAGATGCGTCCGCTGGCGATTAGAGAGATCGTGTGCCTGCACACAGAGAATGCCGCCGCCAGGTCTGTGACTGGTTCGCCCGCGGCGCGGCGGGCGCGGATCTCATCGACCTGCGATTGAGTGAGCTTGCTCCGGCCGTGTCGTTCCCCGGTCGCCGCTCGACCCTTCTGAATCATGTCGGCCGTGTTGACCTGCGCCGTGCCCAGGAACAGATGATCAGGATTCACACAGATGCGGTTGTCGCACGTGTGGCAGACCATCAGGCCGGCGGGGACGGGGCCGTTTAGGAGTTGCCACACCCCGTTGTGAGCGGTGGTCGCCCTCCCGTTCACCTTCGCCCGGCCGTACCCGTTCGGGTAGCGGGCTTTGTGAACCCACTCCCAGCAACCGGTCTGCTCGTTGAGCGTCGTGTGCCGCCGCACGTTCTCCGCGGTGAGCTTCCCGATGACGACGCGTTTCCTTGGTGCCGTGATCATCGCACCCCTCCCCCGGCGAACAGCGGCGCCGCACCCGTCGGCAGCGGCAACGGTTCAATCTCCTCCGGCGGCTCGGCCGGCAGATCGTCCAGCACGACCGGATCCCGTCGCATCGCCCACAGCTTCCGCTTGCCGCGCTCGCCGGCCTTCCGGAACGACCACACCTCAAACCGCCCGCCGCTCTCCAACCACTTGCGCAGGCGGGGCTCGGAGATGGCCTTGGCGCGGCGCGCGGCGTGGTTGCCGCCCTCGCCGCTGGTGGCCTGGACGGCGAGGATCCCGAAACCGGGGAAGACGGCGATGATGTCGATGCAGCCGAACAAGTCCTGGCGGATGTGGGCGTGGGGGTTCCACTTCTCGACGACAGCGGCGGTGAATCCGAGCTTGCGGAGTTCGGCGAGGGCGCGCTGGGTGGGGGAGGTTTTCACGC